CTTCTGAAGACCATTGATGTAATTTTTTATTAAAGTTAAATGGTCCTTTAACTATTCCTGTTCCTAGTAATGCAGATTCTAATAAAGCATTTCTTATTTCTGCAGACCCGTTTGATTCTTCTATTTGGTCATGGATTAATTTTTCCATTCTTCTTGCAGCTTTTTGTGCAGGACTTATTTCAGGAATTTCAGGTATCATTGATAAACCTTCTGCAAGCATACCATCTGCTTTTTCTTCTAGGCTTTCTACTTTATTATAAGTAGAACCTGATTCTAAAACTCTTCCATCTCCTTCATAACCAACATCAAATGGGTCAACTATATTACCTCTATTTTCGTCTGTTATTTCAATACTAGGTGTAGGATTCTGTGTATCAAGATAAGCGTTTTCTTTTTCGCCTTCTGGAAGTTTTGTTTCTGCTATACCTATTGGAAATTTACCTGTTCCAAATATAACATCAACTAATTGACCAAAAGCAGCTAATACTTTTGTTTTAGTAATCTTTACAAAAACACGAGACTTTTCACTATCTCTAAATTTAACTGAATTTTTGTAAAGACCCCTGTAGTTTTCATATGCTTTTAACCAACGAGTTTCATCAGTTTGTCGAGCATCTTCTGCTTGAGCATAACGACCATTAATAATCCCTACAAGATTTTGTTTTTGGTCTATTTCTAAATTTAAACTTTTACCTGACTCACCTTCTATATCTTCGTAGATATTGTCAGCATTTAAAAATGTATTTTTATTTTCTGCCATAAAGCTTAATATCCAAATTCAGAATCAGCAGGCTTATACATTTCTTTTTTAAAACCTCTCATTCTTTCTAATGGGTTTACCATACGAGGTCTACTCATTATCATATATCTTAACGCGTCATACGCGTGGTCCGAAGCATGCGTATCCACATCTTCTGGATTTGTTTTTGATAATGGAATACTTTGTAGCTCTCTTATTAAATTAGGACACGTATTAAATATCTGCAACTTAGGTCTTCCGTTTTCTCTTATTTTTAAATATTCGTGTATTTGGATTTTACCTTGAATACGATTCTTATCTGCTCTTCTTAGTTTGTGTCCTGCTTTTAAAAGCTCTTCTCCTACAGTTGGTCCAGTCGTTCCTGTATTAGCCCAAGCTGCGGTATCCAAAACACCATTTACGGAGAAAGGGTCTTCTAACTCCATATCGGTTATTATAGCACCTAATTCCTGACCTGTCAAGCCTTTTCGATACAATTCACGATAAATAATCAAAGTATTATCGTTTAAATCTAATATTCCCCATAAACAACAGCTTTCTGAGGCATATCCATAGTCAACACCTTTTAATCTTTCCCAATGTACAGGTAGCTCAAATGGAGGAATAACATGAGCAGTATGGTCAAATTCTACAAATGCTGCTCCTTCTGCCACATCCCAATTACCTTCCAATAGTTGTCTTCGTTGTATAGGAGGTAAAGACTTTAACATCTGTTCATAGATTCCGTCTTTAGCTAAGTAGGGGTTGTCTGCTAATTTTGCAGGTATAAACTTTCTAGTTAAGCCATCCTTACCTAAGAAGCCTTGATTAGGTTTGTTTGGTTCAATGTATCTATTTTTAACCCAATGCGACCCTACACCACCGGGGTTTGCAGTACAACGTAGATATGTTTTAATTTCTGGGTCTGTTGTTCTTAAACGAGAAGCTAGGTAGTTCCATGAGAACTCTGTAGGTAAGTGAGTTATTTCATCAAAGCCAATCCAAGAATAGGCTTGTCCTTGATATCTGTATACATCAGCATCTCTCTCAAGAAAACCAAACTCTACTTTAGCTCCACTAGGAAAGTTCCAAAGTTTTTCAACCTCTCTAAACTTAGCACCCGGAAATGCTTGAGGATAAAGCTCTCTGGATTTATCAATCATCTCTCTTAGTTCTGGCATAGAGCGTCTAAGAATTAATGCTCTATGTGCTGACCTATGAGCATAACGTAGAGGGTCTACTATCATTGCATAACTTTTACCACCACCCGCAGCACCACCATATAAAACATCTTTTTCATCTGCAGCTAAGAACTCTGTTTGTGGTCCTTCGTTAGGATGAAAGATAACTTTAGAGTTTTTTATAACTTCTTGTACTGAAGGAGCAACGGACTCTAAGTCTTCAGATGTTACAATATTACTAGTAGTAGACTCCGTTGCTTTTTTAATTACTTCTTTTTCTTTCTTAACTTTTCTTTCTTTTGCTAAGATTTTTTCTTTATCTTTTTTTATTTCTCTTTCTTTTTTAGCTAAAGCCATCTTCCGCTTTTGTTCAGCAGAGTATCTATATTTACTTGGGGGTGGGTCAGGTTCTAGTTTTTTAACTATTTTTGATATACCTACGTGGCTGATAGAACGTCCTGTTTCTTCTGAAAGTTGTCTAGCTGCTTCTCGAAGAGTTAACTTTTCTTCCTGTATAAGTTTAATAAACTTTGCTAGACTTTCTTGTTGTGAGGGTATAGGTTTAACGTAACCTTTAATTTCTGATAGTTCATAACCAAAAGGAATAGTTTTTCCTTTCTTTTTTATATAGCCATTCATGGTTGATTGTGTGTTCTATAAGCTGTTTTAGTTTCCCAGTCTTCTATGGCTTTATGTATGCTTTCTTCTGCTAGTACACTACAATGTAGTTTAATAGGAGGTAGTTGTAAAGCTTCTGCTATATCTTTATCTTTTATTTCTTTAGCTTCTGCTACAGTTTTACCTTTAAGCATATCTACAAACATAGTACTAGATGCTATTGCAGAACCACAACCATAGGTTTTAAACTTGACATCCTCTATTAAGTCCCCATCAAGCTTTAATTGAAGGCGCATAACATCACCACAAGAAGGAGCTCCTGTCATTCCTGTAGCTACATTTGGGTCTGTGGGGTCAAAGCGACCAACTGAATGTTTTTCAGGGTCTTTGAGAACGCTATCAAACCTGTCAAGTACTTGTTGTGAATAAGCCATTATGATAATCCCCAAGCAGTAACTAGTATAACAATCAATACTAGTATCTGCTCTATGGTCATTACTTACGCTTAACTAAACTAAGTACTTTATCTTTAAGGCTGTTATATGTATCAGGCTTAGACTTTTTAAGTACTACTGCACCAACAACAACTATAACAACTAATAATATTAATATATCCATTTTATCTCCTAATTAGTTTTTATTTCTTTTTTACCAAAAATCTTATCAAAGTTATCTCTATATTCTTTACTGTATACTCCAGACCTTGCTCTAGAGCCTTTACCTGCTATTGTCTTTCTAAACATAAGAGGCTTCTCGTTACTTCCTAATTGCTTTGCCATTCTTTATCTATACTAATTTTTGCTCTTGGATTTGTTCCTTCTAAGTCATTTGATGTTTCTATACCTATGGCTATACTTGTTGTCCAACCATTATTTCTATAACGATAACCACCCATTAATAAATCTATTGAAGTTTCTCTATTATCATTAAAAGGCTTACCATCCTTAATACTTGATATGTGTTCTAGTTCTATAAACTTACTAGTATTAACACAACCTGTTAAAACAAATATAACTAGTAAACCTTTTACCATTAGTGTAATACTCTATCTTCTATATGTGCTTCGTTTACTTGCTTTAAGTAGTCTTCAAACTCTGGTTTGAATGTTATTCCTGTTATTTCACCTACAATAGTTACTCCTTGCTCTTTAGCAATAAGTTCTGCTTCGTAATCATCTAAAGCAAAGATGTTTATTCCTGCATAGACTTTATCATCTAGATGGTATTCAGTCAGAAATATCTTCATTGGTCTACTTGTAGACTAACATCTTCATAGTCTTCTTGCTCTATATCTATTAATTGCTTTTCGGGCAGTATGAATATGCCTCCATTAACATTCTGATTAATATCTAATCGTTCTGTTTTAGAAACCCCAACCCTATCAAGGATTGTCTGAGCTGCCTGAAGCTTTGTATTAGCTTGAGGTATAGCTGTCTCGCTCTCCATAACTTCTACGAGCTTAAAGGCTGCTTTAGGTGCTTCCCTTGCGAGGACTGTTGAGGCTAAATCCACTATTTCTTGTCTAAGACTATTTATTACTTGGTAGTGATTTCCTGCATAGCCTGCAAGTTCGGCTGAAAGCTTTAAATTTCCTTTTGTCTCTATTAAGTTACTAAGGAAGTCTTGTTGTTTTTCTGTAAGATTCCTTTTTGAATTACTGGGCAAGTTCATATGTTATCTATTATATAGGCTATTTTGGATTCTGTCAAGCCTATATAAAAATAAATTAAATATTGCTTGACAAAAACAGGTTTTAACTGTATAATAATAGTTAACTATGCCCGGTCATAGTACCTAGCAAAGACACACCACAGACTATGTAACTCTATGTAGTTTATTAAGACTTATCAGTTCCACAGACCCCCGACCAAACCCTTACTTAACACTCAAAAGTTTGTAAAATGTATTTGATTTAGTATATATGGGGGAGGGGGGGTACGTGGCTCCTGCCTCCCCTTTATAAGATTACCTTGTTTATAACATCTTAATAACTTGTTAATAACTTTATAAACTCTATAGACTTATAAACAGTTTATTAACAGATTATAGAGACTTTATAAGCTGTATAAATCTTAATAACTCTTAGAAGTTTATAAAGTCTTAAAGATTTACAGGAAAACAGGCAAGAATTCAGCCAGATTTATAGAGTTTAAGAAGTTTACTTAAAATATATGGAAATAATCAGCGTATGGTATAGGGGTTATAGCTTCACAGGTTAAGCACACTTCTCAGGCAAATACAGGCACTTAGAGAGACTTTTAAAAGTTTCTAAGGGTATCGGTAGGGGTAGGCAATTTTAGAGGGCTTAAAACGTCTTAAATTCATTCTAGGTTTACAGAGCCTATAAAAACCTTACAGGCATAAAAAAAGGGTACTGGTTAAAGTACCCCTTCTTAATTAGTTTTATTTGTTAAGACTGTCTAAGCTTTTGGCCTTGTTCAGCTTTAGCATAATCTAGCGTATCGTCATATTCTGTAGCTACTAATCCACTAGCTTCTCTAAAATGGTCCACAAGCGGTAATAAATTATTTCCAATAATTTCAGCGAAGCCAAAATCTTTAGCAATGCTGTCTATTTCTTCTATGAGAATTATAGTTTGCTGAATGTGTTGCTGGACATAAAGTAACTCGTTCGCTCTTTCTGTGTCTATACTGAAATCTTTAGCTTCAATATTTTTTGATAAATAACTTTTCATTTTTTGCTCCTATATTTAAAAAGTAAATCTATTAAATAACATTTTTAAATTATCTACAAGTAAAAAAAAGGGTAGCTTTTAAACTACCCTTAAAAAATATCTAAGTTGGGGTTCTTAGATTTTATTTTTTAATTAATAACCTCGACTTCATGCGATATGTTATTTATATCAGCTAGATTATCTTGTACGTTTTCGATAGCTTCTTGTTCTGTTTCAGCTTCAATTTCAAATTCAAAACTGCCTGATATTATAAATGTTTTCATAATCAATTTACCTCTATTTTATTTATTTTTGAATAGTTTAAAGTTCTAAAACAGAATTCAACATCTTGTAAACATTCGAGAGCATCATTTAAAATTAGTAAATCATTCTCTAAATGTTCTCGGTTATCTGGTAATTCAGCAACGCCAATAATAGTCTCTAAAGAAAAAATAATTTTTGAAATATCTTCATGAAATTTATTATAAGATTTTTTTGCTAAGTATCTCATTTTTTGCTCTTCACTTATCATAATAAAAAAAGGGGTAAATTTATTGGACTTACCCCTTTATAGTTTTAACTAAATATTCCGCCTTGCCTTCTGTAAAGGTGAATAACAAAATTTTCATTTCTATTCATATATTCCTCTACGCAAGAATAAGGCTCTTGATTATTTGCAAGTCTTTCCTTGCAGTTCTCTTCAAACATTAAGCGGATAAAA